GAAGATGCTCCTAAGTTTACTCCTATGGATGTGTCTAACCTAGATAAGACTATAGATGTATTGTCTAGGCTAAACGATGCTAAGATACTTACTGCTCACAATATTACTAGCCCTACATTATTTGGTGTTATGGTAGCAGGTAAGCTAGGCGGTACAGGTAACGAGTTGGTTACTGCATACCAAATATTCAGAGCTACAGAAACTTTACCGAACAGGAAAACAATCCTTGACGGACTAAACACCATACTCAGTACGGTTGGTTACGATAAGATGAACGTAGGTATTGTAGAAGAAGAGATTAGCCTAGAATCATTGAAGGGTGCTAACACAGAAGATATAAGCAATGGTTGATATTATATTCATAGACGACAACTACCTCTACAAGAACTTCCCTCTACCTAAGCGTTTAGATAGAGGTGCATTACTAGCATTGATACAGTTAGAGCAGTACACATCTATACAAGACTTGCTAGGTTCTTGTCTATACGAAGACCTTGAGACTAAGGTATTAGGGGAAACATTAGATACTGATGAGCAGGAGTTGTTTAAGTTGGTTAAATACTGCTTGGCTATGTATTCTGCTAGAGCTGCCATTTCTGTGCTTCGTAGCGAGACATCTCGTACTAAGAATGAAGAAAACAAATCAGACCAAATGTCGTTAGATGCTATATCATCAACGGTAGAGTCTAAGATTACTTATATAAATAAAAGAATTGTAAACTATATTTTAGGAAAGACGGCTATTAAAGCTATTGCAACTGCTGAAGGTTGTGATAACGATTTGTTTGAGGCTGAAGATGTATATCAAGATTCCGCTGTGTTCTATCCTAAATCAAGCACCTCAGATAGCGAGTGCTAATAATGTAAACTATGGATACTACAGACCTCAAAGTTCTAACATTCAACGCAGCGACAATGGCTTTATCTTTTTCTGAATTAGAAGAGGTCTTAAAGATATTACTTCTATTAGCATCGATAGGATATACGATGCAGAAGTGGTGGATTATAAACAAAAAAAAGAAGGGCTAACGCCCTCCCTTTTGTTTACAGTTTATACCTAAGCAGGTACATTCTATTGGTGCAATATCGCACCACACTATTTCACTTTCGTCCGTTTGTCTACGCTTCTTACTGCGAAGTATCCGCCTATCACCGTTACGCTTACCATTTCCCATAACCCTATCCATCTCTCATTAATACTGCTTATACCGAATCCTTCAAAGAAGGTCATAAGTACAAGAAATATCATAACAGTTGCTAGTGTTAATGGTCGTACATTTTTAGATAACCAAGAGTCTGTTAAGCTATCTGCTTCCCAACGCTTAGTTATTTCTGATTCTATACTTTGACGTATAGCTTCTTTCTCTTCAGGGGTGGCGACAAATCTATCTACCACATTGGCAACCGCATCCACAGTTTCCTTCACACTCCCTGTTAGTATTTTCTTTAGTGGGTTCATAATTAGCTACCACACGCTTCACACTCAGGATTATCAATGGAGCATTGAGCGTTATTGTTTTTCTCATCATTTGACAATAGGTCTACAAAGTCAGCGAAGCTATCGCTAACATCAAAATCATTTTTCATAAAGGTTACTTGTTAATTAAGAAGTTATATTCTTTCTGTACATCAAAGCTAGGACAAGCCTTGTTAGCAAATTCATTGTGTCCGTGTAGTGTAGCTATAGGATACATTTCCAATAGTGCAGACAGTAGGTTGGTTAATACAAAGTCTTGCTCAGGAGTTCTTGTATCTTTAGGATTCATATCCTTATCACATCCTCCTACATAAACAACACCTATACTTCCTACATTATGCCCTATGGTATGTGCGCCTACCATCTGTACGCTACGACCTTCCTCTATTGTTCCGTCTAGCTTAACGATATAGTGGTAGCCATTGTTTCTCCATCCTCTTTTCTTGTGCCAACGAGTGATGTCTGCTGCATCTACATCTCTACCTTCAGGAGTAGCGGTGCAATGTAATATAATTTTAGTAATTTGTCTAACTGACTTGATTAGCTTCATAGGTATTTTAATCTACATTATTCTGAAACTAACTTTCTATAAGAAAGCTCTGCAATAAAAGCTGTATAAATCGCATATAAGGGGTTTTCTCCTAGATAAGTATATAAGAGTAAGCTACACCAAAAAGAGAAGCACAGAACGCACGTAAATGGCTTAAACGTCAATATATTTTCTATCAACCAACCGTAAGGTTCAAAGATAAATAGAAATGCAAACATCAATCCTATACTGCTTACTAAAATCCAATCGTTATAAATATCTATCATAATTTTTTACTTATGTTATCGTCCTTTACATATCTTACTAGACGTATAAACTTTTCTCCGTTTTCTACACAAATCACACGACCCTTAATCTTGTGTCCGTATTTATCTTTCCATTTTAATCCTACAATCTTGTTGGTCATTGTAGAATAAATCATTGTTATAATTAAGTTAGCGGCAGAACCACCCTCTTTATAGTAATGAAGAAACTTTTCACATACACGCATAACAGCCTCATCAACCAATGCTTGTTTGAGTTCTTTATCTCCGTTGGTTATAAACGCAGAGCCTGAAACTTCAACAGCACGTTGATATATAAATTCACCTAAAGGTTCTGTTATCCTATTGTTTATAACAGACTTTATAGCTTCTTTTTCTATAAGGGCTTTATCGTACCGAGTATTTTTCTTCAACCTTATCTAGTATAGAGAGTATTATAAATGTGTAATCACTAAGCTCACTAGGCGTTATGCCAAGGTCGTATCCCAACCGTACCAATGTAACAGGGATGCCGTTGTAAACCAAGTGGTCGACTGCCTCGTGTAAATCGATAATGAAATTTGCTTCACTATCGGTGATTTCTTCGTAATACTCATTGAGGTTCATTTCAATAACTAGCTCTTAGGTTATTTGCCTTAACAGGGTCTAACTCAGCTATACGGTCTATGTATTCCTGTTCTCTCCTGTAGGCTTCCTGTATTTCTTCTTCAGTAGAATCAATACCTATATTTGTAAACAGCTTAGACATTTCATATAGATAGATGTCAATCCTGTTCCTAGTTAATTTACAATTCTGATAATTCTTTTCCTCACTCATCGTATTTTTCTTTTACTCCTTGGCATTTAACTTTAACCAAGAACGCATCTTTTGGAAGTTCCTTGTCAATTTGGATATTAAGCCTTTTGTAGTATTTGTTGCCATCATCTTTAACCACGCCCTTATCCACGAGAGTATCAGAGAGAAATTTTGAAACAAGAATAACATTGTCAACATCGTGCCTACTATTATACCTAATATGAATCTCATAAGTATCACAAGTAAACTCATCATATAGCGCAATTTGTTCTTCACAGTATTTAGTATATTCTTTTTTATATTTAACTTTTATCGCCCAATGCTTTGAATTAAAGTATGCATTCAAAGAAGGAGGCTTCGGTAGGTTAAGTTCAATCTCTAGGGATTTGGACGGTATCATATATAATATCTTTTACATCTTCAAACTTGATGTAGGTAAACACATCTTTCCTGTTCCATCGACCTAACCATTTATACAACCCTTCAGCTATAGGAGTCTTGTTCTTACGTAACACAGATTCCTCACCTTCGTACTTAGGGCATAGAGATATTGTTCTCTTTCTAAGTACATCCTTATTAAAAACATAAAACCTCTCAGGAAACTGAAAGGCTATATATTCTGCTTTGGATTGTTTTGAACACCATCCTCTAGTGCCGTATCCACCTACAAATTCTATAAGTATGTACCCTTGTTTGTGTGACGGCTTTAGTCCTTTAACATCTACAAGTTTACCTTCCCAAAAGAAATCAACGTGCTTTTTATCAAGTTCTATTTCTGTTTTCTCAGCTTTGGTGAGTTTCTTAAACAAAGCCTCAGCACTTCTACCCATTTTTACAGAGTGTTGCACCCTGTCTTTATTCAGTTTTATAGAATCAGATAGGTAGTTGTTTAGAGAATCAGACATCTTTATTGTTTATGGCAATCTTTAACAGAATTAAATATCCTATTAAATCTTGGACGGTATCTTCGGTTGCATCGTTAATCCCTCTAGATTTGATGCGCATAAGTTTATCGTCTATACGAGCAGACAAACCATCAACTGCATCTCCCTTAGAGAAGATGCCTACAGGGTAAAGGGCTGAATCCCCATAGGCATCATTCTTCTCTAAGAGCAGATTAGTAACTTGTTCAGAAACTTCTAGTATTAAATCCTTAGTAGTTTTCATCTATACTAATATATAATTAATTATCTAATAAATCTACTTCTAGCTTATAAATCTTTTTAACATTGTCCTTCTGTATAAGAATACGTCCTGAAGAGGGGTTAAAAAATATATAGTTAGGCGTACATCCTGTATAATCTGACACATCAAATTTGTAGTAATTACCGTTGATAGATATGTTACCATCATCTTCAACTACAATATTCAATGCATCGCTCACATTAAATCTCAAGTACGCTCTGACTAGATTGGCGAACGACTTCTTGCGTTCAAGTATTAGACTGTGGATAGGCGAATTGTTTGTTTCCATTTTTATCAAGTTCATAATATCTGTTAGACAATTTATCGTAATACAAGGTAACACTTCCTAGGTTACCTACAATTTTAGGTTTAGCTTTAACTACCGTAATCTTTACTTGATTAGGCTCGTATGGTATTCCGTTCTCATCTTGCAATCCAAAAGGACAACGCCATACATTGATAACCATCATACCTTTTCTAGACCATTGCATACCTCCTGCGATGTCATTCATTGTAGGAACATCGACATAGGGAACTCCGTCTTTGTATTTAGCCTGTTGGTGTTTAGTGTGTACGGTTACTATTGTATGAAAGTCATTTTCTGCACTATGCTTACGGATTTTTGTAAGGACTTGACCAATAGCAATATCGTCACGTACTCCTGAAGACACATCGGTTTTTATTTCTGTAAAGGGGTCAATCATACATCCGTCAATCTTGACATCGTATGTTTCTTCTATCTCTTCTACTGCTGTATAAAACCCTTCTACTGATAGGTCTTGAAGACCACTATCTATGATAAAGAAGTGCCTGTTTATAAACTCAATAGCTTTGTCTGATTCCTCATCAGTAGCTGTTATCTTATTGTTTATTAGGAACGGCTTACGAAGGTATACCCATAATAGCTCTGCAAACACTTCTGTAGGTGAGCCTGTTTCGGGAGAATAAACTGCCCACTTCCATCCGCTGAATTGTGATAGATTCATCATCAGCTCAAATCCAAACTGCGATTTACCTTGATGCGCACCTGCATATAAGTAGGTGGTGCTTCCTTTCTTTACTGAATACTTTTCGTAGAGAGAATCGAATCCTGTCCACGCTCCTTTCTTGATACCTTCGTTTCGTAGGTTAGATAAAGAACCCCTTAGTTCTTCTGCTGTGTATACTATATTTCTCATAGCCCTTTGTTATTATTAATTATCTTCTTCATTGTAATAAAACGACCTGCTAATCTCTTCTCGTTTTATTATCTCCATAACTCTAAAGTCATATATCTTAGAACCTGTTAGTCCATTGCTGTGCATTATCTGCATAATAAATTCTGCACTACTATTCATCTGCTCTAAGCTCTCAGCTCTAGATACAAACTCTACATTCTTGTAGTTGTTTATGTAACCGTTACCACGCTTCTTTTTCCAACCAATCTTAGCGTAGTAATGGTATATCATTTGTCCTTTCCTTTCTTCCATCACATTTTTATTAGGCGCAACCTTCTTTGATACTTGCGTATCAGGAGTGCGCTATTGATTAATTGATTCTGTAGTTCTTCTGTCCAACCAAATCTACTTGCTTGTATGGTTAGATTCACTTGGTCTATCATCAGCATATCTAAAAACTTCTGAACTTCTCTTATGTGTTTATATTTTCTAATCATTATAAACTAATTGTAGGGTGTTTATTAGTAGTTGTGTGTAATTACTCAATAATTGTAAAGCCCTTATAGTGTTTAATGACAACGCTATCTCCTTCATTAAGTCGGCAATAATCACCGAAAGTTACTTTTCTGTGAAAACCACTACTAAAAGCAATTCTATAAATCGGTTCTCTATCAGTAAATTCCTTTAAAGTTTTGCCTATTACAATTTCTTTAGTTTCGGTATATTCTGCTTGA